TGCCCGCCCCGTATCCCCGTGTATCTGACTCGATGTTTGCTATCGCTGTTTGGCCCAGTCCACCAAACTTTCCCAGCTCCTTTTGAGTCAGGTTTTTCGCTTTCCGCAATCGTTTGAGGCGCTGGCCTTGCGTTTCATCCATCTGTTTGAGTACATCACAGTCGTGAATCACTTTGGTGGTTTGTATAACAACACTAAAGTGATATAGTGATGTTATGGACATACTTCAAACCGCTATTCAAGCCGAAGGTGGCGTTGGCAAGCTGGCCGATGCCCTTGACATTCGTCAAAACGTCGTCAGCAACTGGCGCGCGCGAGGCCTTCCGAAGCCTTGGGCGCAGGTACTGCGCTTGAAATATGCGCCAGAAACGGCCCAAGCCCAAGCCAATCACGGGCAGGGCGCTACCCAAACCGCAGCGCAGGGGGTGTGAAATGGATGCTAAAGCTTTTGTAGCCGGTCTATTGCCCCTGCAACGCATCCCCATGCTGGATGCCAGTTTGAACCCCAGCAAAGAGGATGTTTTGGCAGCTGAGGTCAGCTTGCCTTTGGATTGCGGCGTGGACGTTTCGACTTTGCGGCTGGTCCGGATGCGGCGGCCACACTCTTTTGAAAGTCGGCCAGTTGTTCTAGACGTTTCGCGTCTGCCCGCGCCATGAACATTGGCAACAACGCCAGCGCGTGTTCCGGCACCGCTTTTCTCTCGAACACCGCTTGGGCTGCTGCCCAGCACAAATCCAGCGTGTCTGTCAGTTCTATGGCGGCGTCGCGCATTGAGCTGGCCATGCCTTTTTGCACGGTGATCTTGGTGTCGAACGGATTCTCTGCTTTCATGAGTGGCCCCTTGATGAAGTTGATGTGTGTGAGAGCCATCAGTGTATTCAAGCGGGCTGCTCGCCTTTTCCATTGTGGGGTGCGATATGTCTGAGCCTGTCATCCAGTACACATCTCGCACGGCCCGCTTTTTGGCGTGGCTGGTGTTTTGCCCGCCCTTCAACTGGATTGGCAACATGCAGTCGCGGGTTTCAACCGCACAGCTGAAGCAGATATTTGAGGAATACGACGCGCAGCCTATTTCTGTCTCTTTGATCTTTCGCGGTCCGCAGATATCACCGTTGTGGATTGCCACTCCGTCAGACCTGGATGGTTCGAAATGATGTTCAGGTCCAGCTCCAGCACGCTGATGTTGTCGCCCACTTTGGGGCTTATGGCCTTGCACAGTGCTTTGTGCAGGTCGCTGACCTCTTGGTTGGTTTTTCCGACGATACCGAAGCAGATGTTGGAGTTTAAGAACACTGCCATTTCCCGGAGATTGGCGCGAGCTGCAGCAAGTGCTGCAGTGCCAGCGTCGATCAATGCTTGGCCTTCCTGCTTGGCGGTGAAGTGGATCAGTACCAGTACACGTTTCATGGTTTTGAGCGCTCCTTTCAGCGGCTTTGGTTGTGTGAGAACGCCATTGTCCAACGGTCGGGGCGCTCGCCTTTTTTGCACCCACCGCATCCCAACCCGGCACGTCTGTCGTGGTGATTTTTCCCTTGTCATCAGTAGCGCGCGCGGGCAGGTGCGCGCTGCCTGGCGTGTTGGGGCGGTGGGTGGTTTTTATTTGGCACATGCCTGCAGTGTGCCCACGCAAGGTGGGTCTGCAAACCACCACGTTTTATGAAAGGTTGTGGCTATGCGTAGCGTTTATGTAGCAATGATCAAAGCCACCCCTGGTAGTTGGGAAGTGATGGCCGCAGCGCTGGGTATGACCCGGCAGGCGCTTGAAAACCGCATCTACGAGCGCAAGGGGCAGACGGTGTCTGTGGACCTGGCGCAGCAGATGCAGGTGGTGTCTGGCACCACGCTGTGGGCCGAGGCGGTGGCGATGCAGGCCGGTGGCTGCTTTGTGCAGATGCCCAAGTGCGGCACGGTGTGCAACGAGGATCTGCGGGGCAAGTTCAACGGCTTGTATGTCGAGATTGGCCACCTGTGTGAGACGTTTGAAGACGCTGTCAAAAACGATGACATCAACAAGGGCGAGCGTCACAAGCTGGAGGTGCTGGGCCAAAACATCAACCGTAAAACGATTGAGTTGCTGGCCCTGGCATTTGAGGTGTTTTGCAAACACCCAGACCCTGCAGGTGACCACGAATGAGGCCCGCTGGTGACGTCAACCAGGCGCTGATTCGTGCCGCCCGGCTATTGGCCGCTGAGTCTGAGGCCGGTGGTGCCTCCCTGGCCGAGATTGCGGCCAAGGCCTGTGTGGGCCGTGATGCTGCCCGCCAGCACGTGCCCAATCTTAAACGCCGTGGTCGTCTGGAAATTGTGGGCGAGCGGCGTGTGGACTACCGAAACCGCCCTGTGGCGCTGTATGCCCCTGCGGATCCGTCCGCGCCATTGATCCAGCCGGGTCCAGTGCTGCTGGGCCAGTGCCTGCAGGCCTGGGGTGGGTAGACCAACATGAATTTGATTCCTCGGGGGCGGCTTGGCACTATCCATTGAAGATGTCGAGAACCAGATGCGCGAGCGGGACATTGTTCCCCCTCCCAAGGGTCTGGAGACGACGGGTAAAAAGATCACCTGGGCAGGCGATGCCCGCAAGCCCAAGAAAAAGAACGCTTGGGCGGTGCTGCATGAGTGGACGTCGCCCAAGTCTGGCACAAAGTTTGTGGTGGGCATTTACGGCATCCGCGACGAGTATTGGACGGTTGAGCCGACCCAGATAGAGTGGTCGCCCGCTGAAAAGACCGCCTGGCTAGAGCGCAAAAAGGCTATCGAGAAAGAGGCCGACGAAGAGCGCCGCGCTACTGCCGCCGCTGCTGTAGACAAGGCAAGCAAGCTGTGGGCCCGCGCCCGGGAAGAGGGCGCCAGTGAGTACCTGCAGCGCAAGCAGGTGGGCGCCTATGGTGTGCGTTTTGCTTTTGGCTCGGTGGTGGTGCCGGTGGTGGACCTGGCTGGTAACCTGCACGGGCTGCAGTGGATCAGCAAAGACGGTGGCAAGGTGTTTGGCACTGGCACTGTGAAAGAGGGGCACTTCCACCTGCTCGGTGAGCTGGCCGACGAGTTCCCCATTGGATTCGGCGAGGGTTATGCCACCTGCGCCAGTGGGCACATGGCCACGGCCTGGCCGGTGGTCACCTGCTTTGACGCAGGCAACCTGATGCCTGTGATCGCCGCCTGGCGCAAGCTGTACCCAGACAAGCGCTTTGTGATCTTTGCCGACGATGACCGCCACCTGGTGCGCCGCCTGTGTGAGCGGCTGCAGGACCATGGTGTGGGCGTCAAGCAGGCTGACTTTGCCAAGAGCGCTGGCGGGCTGCGAGACATGCACTGGGAGCTGCCCGACGGCAAGGTGGTGGACCTGAAAGCACGCTGGGCCAAGGACAAATGTGATGTGTATCACATCGAAGGCTCCATCACGGTGGATGGCACCACCGCCATGCTCAAGATCGAGAACGCGGGCAGGGCCAAGGCCTTTGCAGCGGCCAAGCGGTATGGGTGCCATGTGGTGCTGCCAAAGTTTGAAGGCCGTGCCGAGGATCTGACCGACTTTAATGACTTGCACGTGGCCGAGGGCATTGCGGTGGCGCGTGCGCAGCTGATGGCCGAGCCAGAACCGAAGGCAGAAAAAAAATCGACCCCCAAGCCTCCCGGCAGAGATGGGGGAAATGGCGGCGGTGGTGGGGCAGACGATGGCTCGCCGCGCCTGAATTTTCCGTACCTGACTGACAAGTTTGAGATCAAGGGCATTCGTGAAAACGTGTACTTTGCCCTCTTAAACGACCCGGCCCTGCGCGAGCTGGTGCGGTACAACGAATTCAGCCAGCAGATCGACAAGGTGCGTGTGCCGCCGTGGGGTGGCAAGCCCGGCCAGTGGAAAGAAGTGCTGGACGACATCCGCCTGGCTGAATACGTGGCCAGCCGCCATGGGCTGATTGTGGGCAACCCGGTCACCATCGAGCAGGCTGTGCTGATGTCTGCACACGACAACGCCTACAACCCGGTCAAAGAGGACTTTGAGTCACACGTGTGGGACGGCATTCGCCGTTTGCCACACTGGATGTCTGATTGCCTGGGCGCGGCTGAAACGCCGTATGTGCAGCTGGTGAGTGAGTTCTTTTTGCTCAGCATGGTGGCCCGTGTGTTTGAGCCTGGGTGCCAGATGGATTACATGCTGGTGCTGCAGGGGGCGCAGGGCTTGGGCAAGTCCAGTGTGCTGCAGGTGCTGGGCGGTGACTTCTACGGTGCGGGGTCGTTCCGCATTGGCGACAAGGATGCGCTGCAAGCGCTGCAGGGGCGATTGATTTTCAACTTTAACGAGTTGGACTCGCTGAGCCGCTCGGAGTCAACCGCCATCAAAGGGTTTATTACGGAGAGAACCGACCGGTTCAGGCCGCCGTATGCCAAGGGCTTCCAGGCCTTCCCGCGCAACTGCGTGCTGACGGGTGACACCAACCAGGGTGAGTTTCTTCGTGATGCCACGGGTGACCGGCGCTTTTGGGTGGTGCACTGCGCTGATATCGAAGTGTCCAGGATGATGGCACAGCGCTCGCAGCTGCTGGCCGAGGCGGTGCACCTTTACAAGGCTGGTGCCCGGCGCTACCCGACCAAGGATGAGGAAACGCGGCTTTTCTTCCCTGAGCAGGATAAGTGGAAGTTTGTGGACGTGTGGCATGACGCACTGTCAAGGTATGTGCACAGCAAACAGATGGTGGAGGGTTTTGACGGCACCCTGCAAGGTGGTCGTCTGCTGGAAAACCATGAACGCACTTTCTTTAGCACGCATGAGCTGCTGACCAATGCCCTAAAACTTGACATTGGCAAAGTAGACCGGGCGGGGACTATGCAGCGCAGCGTGGGCAACGCGATGAAGATGCTGGGTTTTGAGACTCACCGTTGGTCTGAGGGCAACGCCAGACCACGCGGCTACCTGCGTAGCCTGGAGGTCGAGAAACCGGCTCAGAAGCCCGGGGCGGTGCCTGCGCAAGCCCCGGTTACAGATGATGAGGTGCCGCCGTGGTATTGACCAGGTGTGAGCCCATGGCAGTTATGGGAAGCGCGAAGCCGATGGGGTTTTGCGCGCCTGCCTTGTGCACACGTCTGGCCGTCCGGGTGGGGTGTGCCGTCCAGCACCGTCCGGGTGATGGTCGGCAATGCTGGACGGTGCAAGCTGTTGATTTTGCTTGTGATTTTGATATCCGTCCACCACGGCCACCAAATCCGCGCACACATGCACATGTGCGTGTGTGTGGGCGCAGGTGCGCAGGCAGGGGCGGGCGCGCATACGTGCGCGCGACGCGTTTTCACTGGACATCTGGACGGAAGGAAAAAAAAGTAAATGGATTCAACAGCTTGCACCGTCCAGCACCACGGCCAGCATGTGGACGGGGTGGACGGATTACTCCCAATGCCTACCAACATCAAACTCCAGATGCCCATCTTGGCAAAGCTGCTGCAGGATCTGGCGGCCAATCTGGGGCGTGAGTCAGTGCAGCTGCAGCTCAAGGCCAGCATGGACCTGCGCCGGGCCTATGACGCGGATGACTATCAGGCCGTGCGGGCGGTGTATCGGCGCGGTGATGGCTGGGTGAGTGCAGTTGAAAACGGTTTTTGTGTAGGTGTACCGGAAGAAGCCATGAAGGCTTTTGCCCGGCGTCATAGGGGCAACCATGGCACGCGTTGAGTGGGTGAAGCGACGGCTTGAAAACTGGGCACGGTGGTGTGCATCCGGTGAATCGGGCAGTCTGGGATACCCCCGCCAAACGACATTTGCAAGGCTATCGCCCTCGGGTGGGGGCAATGATGGGGCTGTGCCAATATCTGACCTGGACGCCAGCGAGATGAATGACGCGGTGACTGCCCTGCGCTGGTCGCAGCCACATTTGCACATGGTGCTGACCCTGACCTACGTTAAAGGGCTGCCCCGCCACCAGGTCGCCACCCGCATGGCCCGAGCCGAATCCACCATCAAAGCCAACATAGAAGCCGCAGACCGTGCCATTGCGCGCTGGCTTGATGACAAGCGCATCGCGCAGGAAAAAGCAAAAAAGAGTTTGACAACATAGACCTTTTAGGTACATTTCAGTTAGCTGTCAAAAATCTGCGAACAAATGACTTACCAGACTTTTTCACATCAATTGAGGGCTGCAATGGCAGCGTCCGCAGCAAAGTCAAAAAAGCCTGTGACTGTTGATGAGGTCGAAAAACAGCGACGTAAAGAAGTGGCCAAGGTGCGGACCGAGAAGCTGCGCGCTGAGAACCTAGCACAACGCGCATTGATCGAAAGCCGACGAACCACAAACAACGAATTCAACTGATACAACCCCGCCGAAACGGGCAACGGTTGTGTGTCAACGCCAGGGGCTTCGGCTCCTGGCCGCGACTTGCACCAAGCCCATGATGTTCTGAAAGACCCAGAAACATCCCCAGCGGGGACCAATCGCAGCGTTCTCTTTTGGAGCTAGCCAGTGTTTCAGATCAGCGTCAAGAGTGATCTGGAGGCCACGGTGTCGCAATGGGCTAGGGTCGCAGGTGATCAGATGCCCTATGCCACAGCGGTGGCACTGACCCGCACCGCAAAGTTTGGGAAAGAAGAAGTTGAGCGGCAGCTACCCAGCCTGATCGACCGGCCCACGCCCTACACCATGAAGGGCTTTCGCTTGTACCCTGCCACCAAACGCAAGCTGCTGGCAGAGGTGGACTTCAGGGTGGCCATGGGTCGGGGCACATCAGCCCGTGACTATCTGGCACCGCTGGTGTATGGCGGTGAGCGAAAACTCAAGGCGTTTGAACGTTCGCTGCAAAGCACTGGCCTTTTGCCCACTGGTTTTGCGGCATTGCCAGGCAGTGCCGCAAAACTGGATGCTTACGGCAATATGTCGAGAGGGCAGATCGTGCAGATACTGTCCTATTTCAAGGCGTTTGGGGAGCAAGGTTACTCGGCAAATATGAGCGACAAAAAGCGCTCGGCTCTGGCAAGGGGCAATAAGCGTACTGGGGCGCGTGGTTTTGAGTACTTTGTTGGTCGGCCTGGCAATGGCCGCCTGCCGCTGGGTGTGTGGCAACGCATCAGCTTTGGCGCCGCTGGCTCAGCCATCAAGCCGGTGATTATCTTTGTGTCAAAGCCCACGTATCCCAGGCAGTTGGACGTGCCGGGCATTGCCAAGCAGGTGATTGAAAAGCGCTTTGTAATCGAGTTGCAGAGATCGGTCGCTGAATCCATGCGCACTGCCATCCCCAAGCGGCAGATGACATTGCTTTGATGCCGTCCAAAAAATCGGCGGGTCCTTCCCACCCCCCACCCCCTCGCGGGTAATTCGGACCCCGAGGTTTACGGGTTTGCAGGTTTTTTTAATTGGTTTGCTTTGGTTTGTATTGTTTGAATTAGGTTGCATAGATAAACAATGGGTAGGTTGGCGCGTAACCTGACGGGTGTCTCTGTCAGGGAGTGCGCTCGCCAGCTCGGCGTCAGCGACACGGCTATTCACAAGGCCATCAAAGCCGAACGCTGTCAGCGCTTTGCTGATGGCTCAGTCGATGTCGAGGCGGTGCGTCTGGGCATGAGCCTGACGGCTGATCCGTTTCGCGGTGGCCAGCGCGAGGCTGGTGTGTTTGGTGATTTGCAAATGGGCGCTACGGTCGTAGCCCAGCCAGTGGCTGTTGCCCCAGTCGGTATCGAAGCACCAGCCGTGGTTGCACCACCGGTGCAAAAAGCCACCATTCCAAGCCCTCTGCTTGATGCCCGAACTCTGACCGAGCAAAGCAAAGCCGAAAAATCACAAATCGACTTGGCCATCCTCAAAGGCACGGTGGCCGCCATTGAGCCCATGACCCGCGCGGTCACCGACGCCATGGTGTCTACCCGATCCGAGCTGATGTCCCTGCCAGATCGCCTTACGCCCCTGGTGACGCCCGAGACCGATGCCGCCAAGATCCACACCATGATCGAAGCCGAGGTCATGCGTGTGTGCGACACCCTGCGCGACAAGCTGCAGCTGCTGATCCTCAAAAACGCGCAGCAGACCACTGTATGAACTTGCGCGACGGTTACCAAGCGGTCATGGAAGCCGCAGCACGCGCCTGGATGGTGCCAGAACGCCTGTCAATCTCAGACTGGGCGGACAAGTACCGCATGGTGCCCAGCAAGTCGTCGCCCGAAGGTGGCCAGTGGCGCACCAGCCGCACGCCCTATGCCGCCGAGGTCATGAACGAACTCAGCTCCATGTCGCGCACGCAAGAAGTCGTGATCATGGCAGCCAGCCAGGTGCTGAAAACTGAGGTGCTGCTGAACTGGGTGTTTGAGTCCATCGACCAGGACCCCGGCCCGATGCTGATCGTGCAGCCCACCGAGAAAGCGGTCAAAGACTTTGTCAGCCAGCGCCTGGAGCCCGCCATCGACATGATGCCGCGCATCCGGGTCAAGATCCCCAACGCTCGCAAGCGTGACAGCGGCAACAAGATCACCGAGAAGAATTTCCCCGGTGGCGTGCTGTATCTGGGGTGGTCCAACAGCCCCAGTGAGCTGGCTAGTAAGCCCATCAAGAAACTGGCGCTTGATGAGGTTGACCGCTACCCGGTCAGTCTGAAAGACGAAGGCAGCCCGGTCAAACTGGCCGAGCAGCGCACCGCCAACTTCCCTCGCCGCAAGATCCTCAAGACCAGCACCCCCAAGGTGCGCGGCGCCTCGGTCATCACCGATGAATACGAATCCAGCAGCATGGCCCAGTACTGGGTGCCATGCCCGCACTGCCAGGAAATGCAGGTGCTGCAGTTCGAGAAACTGCGCTGGAAAAAAACCAAGGACGCCGAGGGCAAAACCCACCACTGGCCCGACACCGCCGTCTATGTCTGCGAACACTGTGGCGCTGAGATCGAAGAGCACTACAAACCCGCCATGCTGGCCGGCGGCGTTTGGCGACACCGCCACCCCGGGCGAGCCAAGCGCGGCTACCACATCAACGGCCTGTACAGCCCCGTGGGCCTGGGCTTCACCTGGGCCGAGCGGGCACAGAAATTTATCGAAGCCAAAAACGACCCGGTCAAGCTGCAGACCTTTGTCAACCTGCACTTGGGCGAGCCGTATGAGGATCACAGCGATGCCGTTCAGGCCAGCGCCCTGCAGCAGCGTGGCGAGGCCTACCCGCTGCGCTTCGTGCTGCCAGGTTACCTGGTGCTCACTCTGGGCGTTGACGTTCAGCGGGCCGGTTACTTTGCCCTGCACCTGGTAGCGTGGGGCAGGGGAGAGCGCTGCCACACCGTGGACTACACCGAGATCCCCGGCGACCCATCGCGCAGCGAAGACTGGGAGGTCATCACCACCTACCGCCGCCGCGCCATTCGCAACGCCTTTGGCATCGACCTGCGCGTCAGCATGACCGCCATTGACTCGGGCGACGGCGTCACCGTGCATGAGGCCTACAAATACGCCCGCAAATACCGGCATGACGACGTGATTGTCATCAAGGGCTACAGCCAACCCAACAAGCCGATCCTGGGCCGCCCCAGCAAACAGGACGTGAAAAACGACCGAGGCGCCATGGACAAAAACGGCGTCGATCTCTGGATGGTTGGCACCGACACCGCCAAAAGCGCACTGTTTGCCCGCCTGGACAGTGACGCCATGCACGACCAGCAGACCGACCGCATGGTGCGATACAGCAATGAGCTGCCCGCCACCTTCTTTGAAGGCATCGTCAGCGAGTACTACGACCGTGACACCGGCAAGTGGATCAAGCGCCCCGGCAAACGCAACGAGCCGCTGGACACCTGGGGCTATGCCTATGCCGCAGCGCACCACCCCAGGGTGGCCATCCACACCGCCCGCGCCGCCGACTGGGACGAACTGGAGCGCCTGCTGGAGCCACGTGTCAACGACATGTTCACCCAGCAGGCCACATTGACAACGCCAGACGCTGCCCCAGTGCAGACGTCTGCACAGGCTAACCCTGAGGCAGCCACCCCGCCCCCTGCTGCAGCCAGGCCCGAACCGGCCAGGCAAGCAGAGCATGAACACAACAACTGGGTGCCCGACGTGCCCGACAACTGGATTTAAAGGAAACGCAAATGGCCGGATTCACCCTCGCCCAGCTCGAAGCCATCGAGCGTGCCATTGCCAGCGGCACCCTCAAGGTCCGCTACGACGGCAAAGAAGTCCAGTACCAGGATCTGCCCTCGCTCATGAACGCCCGCAAGGTCATCCGTGATGAGCTGATTGCCAACGGCCAGCTGCCCGGCGCTCCGTCGCGTGGTATGGCCACCGTCACCGAATTCGCCCGCTATTGATCCGCCCATGAAAACCACACCCATCGCAGGCGCCAACTTGTTGGATCGCGCCATCGAGGTCACTTTCCCCGGCTGGGCCTTGCGGCGCAGCTACGCCCGCATGGGCATGGAACACGCCCGCAGCTACGACGCCGCCAAAGCAGGCCGCCGCACCAGCGGCTGGAACGCCACCGGCGGCACTGCCAACGCCGAACTTGGCTATGGCCTGGAGCGCATCCGCAACCGCTGCCGCGACACCATCCAAAACAACGAATACGCCAAACGCGCCGTTTCTGTGTTTGCCAGCAATGTCGTCGGTTACGGCATCACCATCACCCCCGACAACTTGCTCGAGCGTGCCGCCTGGAACGCCTGGGCGGGCAGCCTGGCCTGTGATGCCGATGGCAATGACTGCCTGGCCGGTCTGCTGCGCCTGGGTGTACGCGAGCGATTCAGCGCTGGGGAGGTGCTGCTGCGCCGCCGGTGGCGCAGGCCGCAAGATGGCTACGCCATCCCATTGCAGATCCAGGTGCTTGAGCCTGATTTTCTTGACCAGAACAAAACCGGCCCGGTCGGTGCCAACGGCAACCTCTGCATCCTTGGCAAAGAATTCAACCAGTTGGGCGACACGGTGGCCTACTGGCTCTACCCACAGCACCCGGGCGAGCTGGCCACCCGCAGCGCCCGCGACCTGCAAAGCCGCCGTGTCCCCGCCAGCGAAATCATCCACTACTTTGGCCGCGACCGCCCCAGCGCCGTGCGCGGTGTTTCTGAGCTGGCCGTCAGCCTCATGCGCTACCGTGACACCGCCGACTGGGACGATGCCGAGCTGATCCGCAAAAAGATGGAGGCCTGTATCGTCGCGCTCATCAGCAGCGAGGCACCTGACAAGGCACTCGGCTTGCCTGGTAGCACCGCCGGTGTCGAAAAAATGCGCCCCGGCATGATTGGCCGCATCGGCAACAGCGATAGCGTCACCTTCAACAACCCGATCCCCAGCAGTGGCGGTGGCGAATACATGCGCCACCAACTGCACGCCCTGGCCGTTGGCTCTGGCATCACCTACGCCCAACTCACTGGCGACATGAGCCAAGCCAACTTTGCCAGCAACCGCATGGGCCTGATCGAGTTCCGGCAAATGATTGAGCAAGAGCAGTGGCTCAACCTCGTACCCAAGGTGCTGCAGCCCATTCGTGCCTGGTTTCGTGAGGCCGCCCAACTCGCCGGTGTGAGCTTGGGCGACGTGTCCAAGGACAAGATCAGCATGCCTCGCAAGTACCAGGTCGATCCCCTCAAAGACACCCTCACCGCCAAGGAAGCCATCCGGGGCGGCTCCCGCACGCTCAGCGACGTCTTGCGGGAGGACGGCACAGACCTGGACGCCTACATCGAAGAGCGCAGTAGCGAGCTGTCCAAGCTCAAGGCCGCTGGCATCGTGGTTGACACCGACGCCGCCGTCACCGAATTGGGCCTCACCGGCGCCGATGTCCTGCAACACCCCGCCACCCCGTAACCCTGCACTGAAAGACTCCCATGCCAACCATTGCTCAAGAACACCCTCAGGCTCGATCCTCCATCATGCCGATGGCGAGCCTTCAAATGGCTGTGCGCAACTTCACCCGCGCCGATCCAGCTGATGGCGAAACATCCACTGCCCCAGCAGCCCGTTTTGAGATTGTCTTTACAACTGGTGCAGCAGTGCGCCGGTATGACTGGCAAAACGGCCGCTACTACATGGAGCAGCTCGAAGTCACACCAGAGGCTGTCAACCTTGACCGAATGCAGCGCGGTGTCTCGTTTCTCAATGCCCATTCGGCCTGGAGTCTGGAAGACATCATCGGTGTGGTCGATCAGCCCGAAATTTCAAACGGTATCGGCACCGCTCAAGCGCAACTGAGCCGCCGTGAAAGTGTGCGCGGCATCGTCCAAGACTTGGAAGACCGCGTCATTCGTCACGTTTCCGTCGGTTATGCCCGCGACGCCATTGAAATGGTCGAGCCAAGCGAAGCCACTGGAATGTGGATCTATCGAGTCAAACGCTGGACACCTATGGAAGTGTCTCCCGTCCCAATCCAAGCAGACATGGATTGTGAGATCCGCAGCGAAGGCGGCCGTTTGCTTGACAGAGAAGGCCGCGAGATTCGCGCCTACCCCTGCCTCATCACCGTTGCAGAAACACCCCAACAGCGCGCCGCTGCCCCCGCAGCAGCGCCACACACTCCCGCGGCGGGAGACCCAGCCGAACCCCTCACTACTTTAGGAGCTACCATGCCAGGACAATCCCAGCAAGACGGCAGCGGCACCCCAGCCGCTACCAACGACAACGCCAACCGCGCAGCGCCCCAAGCCCCCGCGCCAACTGCAGATGCAGCCCGCGCCGCAGGCATCCAGGCCGAGCGCACCCGTGCTGCCGACATCCGCAGCGCTGCCCAGGCCGCCCGTGCCACCCTGGGCGAGGCTGACGCCAACGCCCTAGCCACCCGCCTGATCGACGCGGGCGTCGGCATTGATGAAGCCCGCGCCCAGATCCTCACCGCTTTGTCCGAGCGCAGCAACGGCAACGCATCGCGCGGCGCGGCGAACCTGCGCACTGAGCGCGATGAGGTCGACACCCTGCGCCAACGCATGAGCGACGCCCTTGTCCTTCGCGCCGCCCCCGACGAAACCAAACGCCGGGGCATCACAATCGACGCAGAAGGCGCCCGCAACTTCCGTGGCATGGATCTGCTTGACATGGCCCGGCGTTGCATCGCCGCTGCCGGTGGCAATGCCGACGGCATGAGCCGCCGCGAGATCGCCCTGGCTGCCATGAACCTCGACCAAGACGCTATGCGTTCTGCAGGCATGCACGGCACCAGCGACTTCACCAACCTCATGGCCAGCACCGTCAACCGCAGCCTGCGGGCCGCGTATGAAGCCGCCCCGCGCACCTTCACCGCCTGGGCCAGCCAGTCCACCAACAAGGACTTCCGTGAAAAAGCCGTGTTGCAACTCAGCGGCATGAGTCAGTTCAAAAAGGTCAATGAAGGTGCCGAGTACAAGTACCTCAGCTTCAGTGACTCGTCTGAAAAGTACAGCCTCTCCAAATACGGCGGCATCATCGCCATCACCTGGGAGTCGATCATCAATGACGACCTCAGTGGTTTCGCCCGCATCCCCACCATGATCAGTGAAGAGGCTACGGCGCTCGAGGGCGATCTGGTTTACGCCGCGCTGATCGGCAACCCCACCATGTCCGACACCGTCGGCCTGTTTGATGCCCAGCACGGAAACCTGCTCGCTGGTGCAGCAATCACAGACGTGACGCTTGGCCTGGCCCGCGCTGCCATGCGCAAGCAAACCGGCGCCAATGGTCGTGTGCTCAACCTGGCACCTGACATCTTGATCGTCGGCCCAGACAACGAAGCCGCCGCGCTCAAGTACACCAGCTCCAACTTTGTGGCTGCCAAGGGTGTGGACATCAATCCCGCGTTCAACACCTCGCTGAGCGTGGTGGTGGACAACCGGGTCACCGGCAACCAGTGGTATCTAGCGGCCACCCCGGCCCGGGTTGACACCGTGGAGTATTCGTACCTTGAAGGCGAGTCCGGTCTCTTCACCACCCGGCGCGAAGGCTTCGAGGTGGACGGTGTCGAGATCAAAGCCCGCCACGTCTTTGCCGCCAAAGCCATCGACTGGCGCGGTGTTCAGAAAAACCCGGGCAACTGATCCATCTGAGCTACCCCATCCGCTTGAAGCGCACCTCGGTGCGCTTTTTTTCGTACCAATTTTTAGGAAACCATCATGAAAAACTACCAACAAGAAGGTGACAACGTCACCGTCATCGCTCCCTACGCCCTGGCTTCTGGCGCTGGATGCCTGGTCGGCGCCATTTTCGGCATTGCGGTCAATGCCGCTGCCAGCGGTGCAGAAGCGCAGCTCAAACGCGAAGGCGTTTTCACCCACGCCAAGGCCTCTGCCGAGGCCTGGACCGTTGGCGCCAAGGTGTACTGGGACAACACCAACAAGGTATTGACAACCACAGCCACCAACAACACCTTGGTGGGCGCAGCCTGCGCCGTTGCAGCCAACCCCAGCCCCATCGGCACCGTGCTGCTCGACGGCGTCATCCGCTAAACCTGCACCGCCTGGTTGACATGTTCGACGCCTCGTTTTTCATGGCCGCGTTTGAAGATCATGGCATGGCCACCCGCGCCGTGCGGCGCACCGCGCCGCCAGGCAGCACCGGCTTTGTTGTGGGCTTCACACGGCCAGAACAGCTCATCTTGGGTGATGCCGTGCAGACCGCGCAGTTTGAGATCGAGTACGCCACCGCTGACGCGCCTGACCTCGCCCTGGGTGAGGGGCTCACCATCAGCGGCACGCTGTACCGCGTAAACAACGTGCCCCGCAAGCAGGGCGACGGTACGTTCACCCGCGCCGAACTCGAAGAGGCCCGCGCATGACCACCATGATCGACCAGGTGCTTGACGCCTTCATTGCCATCGTCGCCACCACCCCGGAAGCCACTGGCGGCGTGTTTGAAGATCGTGCCCAAGCCTTCACCGCAGACCAGGCCAACGCCATCAACATTACCCTGCAGGAAGCCGATGGCCGCACCCTGGGCGACAGCTCTCCCGTGCGCAGCGTGCTGGCCACCGTGGTGCAGGTTGAGCTGGCCATCTACACCCGCGCCGCCATCAGCAGTGCAGGCGTAGAGACCTCTGCCCGCAAGCTGTCTAACCCCATCTGGGCCAGCGCCCATGCCCGCCTTATGGCCGACCCGACCCTGGGTGGCCTGGCTGCGCGTGTGCGCTGGCGGCGTGCCAGCTGGCGGCGTGAAAACGCTGACGGCACCGCCGGTTGGGCCAGCCACACCTACGAGATCACCCTCGCCATGCGTGAGCAAAACCTGCTCGCCCCTTTGTAAATCACCCTGCGCTTCAAGCGCTTACCGGAGCCATCACCATGATCATTTTCGGAGCAGGCAAGCTCATTGCCGTACCCACCACCGACGCGCTTGGCAATGCCATTGCTGTCCCCACGCCCGTGGTCGTCGCTGTCATGCAAGACGTCTCGGTTGACTTTGATTACGAGACCAAAACCCTGCATGGCGAGAAGCAATTCGCCGTGGCCATCGCCCGGGGCAAAGCCAAAATCGGCTGGAAGGCCAAAAGTGGCGACTTCAGTGGCGCCGCCCTGGGTTCCCTGTTCCTGGGCGCCCAGCCTACCGCTGCCCGCAAAGGTGCCGTAGTTGATGAGGCTAAAACCATCCCGTCCGCCACCACCTACACCATCACCATTGCACCGCCCTCCAGTGGTGTTTTTGCCACCGATCTCGGGGTTATCAATGCCGTCACTGGCCAGCAAATGACGCGCGTAAGCAGCGCCCCAACAGCGGGGCAATACAGCCTTAATGTGGCCACTGGCATCTACACCTTTGCTGCTGCTGACGCCAGCGTGCCCGTGCTCATCAGTTACGAGTACAGCATCGCCAGCAGCGCCACCAGCAGCCTTTTCTCCATCAGCAATCAGTTGATGGGCTACACGCCCACTTTCAGCGCCATCTTTTACAACCAGTACGCAGGCAAAACGCTGGCCATGAAGCTCAACAGCAACGTGCTTGGCAAGCTCTCCCTGCCGTTCAAAAACGACGACTTCACCACCAACGACCTGGACGCTGAAGCCTTTGCCGACGCATCGGGCAACGTCGGCTACATCTGCCAGTACTGATCATGACCCAATCCACCCCCACCTTTGCCTCAGTGCAAAACTTGCTTGACGGTGTGGCTATCACGCTTGCTGGCACCGCCTACATCCTGCCGCCGTGCAGCCTGGCCACGCTCAAGCGCAACGCCAAAGGCATCGACGCCTTTGCCAAGCAGGGCGGCAGTTTCAATCTGTCAGAGTCAGCCATCGACACCATCAATGCCGTGGTGCATGAGGCGCTCAAGCGCAACTACCCCGACATCACCGCCGAGTTTGTAGCCGAGAACCTGGGCCTGGACGTCATCATGGAAACCTTCCAGGCCGCCATGGATGTCTCTGGCCTCATGCGCAAAGCCAAGCAGGCCACCACCAGCACCAGCCCCGCCGCCCAGGAGGGCGGCACGCTGGGGGAATCAACTGGGACCGCATCACCGCCCACATCGTGAGCGGCACGGGCTGGACGTGGCAGCACGCCCAGCACCATTGCGACCTGCCCATGTACTTCGCCTTGTGCGATTGGTGGCGTGAGGTCCCACCCGCAGCCATCCAACTGCGGCGCATTGCCTCATTTATCGGCCTCAAGCCCGATGCCCAGCCCGGCACCCCGCGCCTGGCTGCTGCAACAGGCCCGGCTAGCAGCGAGCAAGACGTCGCCATGGCCGCAGCCATGGCAGGCATCCCCGCCTTTGATGGCCGCCCCGCTGACCCGATGCTGGACCTGATCCCCCCGGCACCCATCGCCTCGCCCCTCTGATCCTCAAATTGCTAACCCACCATGGCCACACAAAACACCACCGGCTTTCAGGTCGACGCCAATATCAACCCGTTTGAGCAGGCCATGCGCCGCATGGTCAGCGCATCGCGTGAGTCATCCGCAAGCATCAACAAAGCGCTTGGTGTGATTGGTGTCAGTTTGTCTGTGACCGCATTCACAATGTGGATTCGAGGCGCTGTTGATGCCGCTGACGAGACTTCAAAGCTGGCACAAAAAACAGGTCTGGCTGTCAACCAGGTCGCTGGGTTAAAACTGGCATATGAACAGGCAGGCGCGGGTGACTCATTTGCAAGCAGCATAGCCAAGCTTTCAAAAAGTGTGGTTGATGGCAGCAAATCCTTCGAGGCCATGGGCATCAATGTGCGAAACAGCGATGGCACGCTCAAGACAAGTCGGCAAGTCATTGGGGAGGTGGCAGATAAATTTTCCTCATACCGTGACGGCATCGAAAAAACAGCACTTGCGCAAGAAATATTTGGTAAGTCAGGTGCGGAACTTATTCCTTTGTTAAACGGCGGTGCTGCAGCCCTTGATGAATACGATGCCATGGCCGCGAAGTTGGGCTTAACTATCGAAGAATCCACTGCCGAACAAGCCGAAAAATTTAACGACACGCTTGATTTGGTAAGTCAAGGCACAAAAGGCTTATCGACTCAGATTGCTGCCCAACTTCTGCCAACGCTTTCCAGCTTGGCTGATCAGTTTTTCACAAGCATGTCAAGTGGCGACAAGCTCAAAAACACGGCGACCATTCTGTCAACAGCTATGAAGGGGCTGTACATATCGGGGCTGGCAGTGGTAGAGACTTTCAGCACGGTTGGCACAGTTCTGGGTGGCGTTTCTGCCGCAATCTTTGCAGCTGTCACAGGCAACTTCTCTGGGGCGATGGACATCATCAGCGGTCTCAAAAACGATATCGCCAGCGATTGGAAGACAACGCTTAGCGAAATTGATGCAGCCTGGAACGCCACCGGCAGCAATGCCGTTGAAAACATGGCTAAGCTGAGGAACGCAGGTAAAAACTCAGCACCAGAAACACCGTCTGAAAAAAAAGAGAAGAAAGAAAAAAAAGAAGAAAGCGCCATCCCCTCCTATGAAGCTGCCTTGGCCGCCCGCAAGATCGTCTTTGAAAAAGAAAACACTCTGCGCGAGTTCAGCAAGCAGCAAGAACTTGACTACTGGAAAGGCGTTTTAGCAGACGACGAGATCAGCAGCAAAGACCGCATCAAAATCCTCATCAAAACCGGCAAGCTTGAACTGGACATCCTGCGCCAAAACGCCAAGGACAAGGCCCAGATCCAGCAGCTCCATGCCGAAGACCACAAGGCCGAAACGCTCGACTATGTCAACGAGCTTGAAGCCCGCGCCGCCTACGAGCGCGATATGGGTGTCACCACCCAGGCCGACTACCTGGCTCGCCAGCAAGGCTTCAATCAGTTGCGCTTGCAGGCCGAGTTGGACTTCATCCAGCAAAAAATCACTGCTGCTCAAGCTGACCCCGATGCCAACGTGGTGGCGCTTGAGCAGTTGGAGATGCAGAAGCTTGAGATCAAGCGCAAGTACAAAGCGCTCGAACTCAATCTGGATCGTCAGGCCGCGCTTGAAAAAACTGCGCAACAGCGTGACATGTTTGCCAACATCCGCAGCGCCTCAGAAAACAGCCTGGCAAGCATGCTACAAGGCACGCTGACGTTGCAAAAAGGCCTTCAAGCCGTTTGGAACGCGGTGCTGCAAGGCTTTACCCAAATGATCGCCAAGCAAGTGATCGCCTGGGCGCTAGGTGAAAACTCGAAGACCGGCGCCACCGTCGCGGGCAATGCTACGCGAACAGCGTCTGACTGGATGGCGGCCACCAAGTCGGTGGCTGCCAACGCTTGGGCCGCTGTCAAAAACATCGCCATCAAAGCCTGGGAGGTGGCCGCCGCTGTTTATGCCGCCATCGCTGCCATCCCGATGGTTGGACCCTTTCTCGCCCCGGCGCTAGCGGTCGCAGCAACTGGCGTGGTGCTGGGATATGCCGCAAATATCGCCAGTGCCTCGCAAGGCTTTGACATCCCCGCCGGGCTCAATCCGCTCACCCAACTGCACGAGCAAGAAATGGTGCTGCCCGCCGAACACGCCAACGTCATCCGCAGTCTGGCAGACGGCGGGCAGGGCGGTGGCGAGACTGAACCCCGTGAGCTGAACGTGACCATCGCCGCGCACCCTATGCCGGGCAATTACTTCATGGCGCACCAGAGTCAGCTTGTGGCGGCCCTTAAAAAAGCCCACAGAAACATGGCATTTTCATGAGTAACGCTGTTTTCCCCACGCTCCCCGGTTTAGCTTGGGGCACGGTCCGCCAGCCCATCTGGTCGACCACAAAAAAGACTTCGGTCAGCCAGCGCGAATACCGTGTGGCCAACATGGTGTTTCCTCGATACCGGTACAAGCTGTCATTCACTGTTTTGCGCCAGACCACTGGTTTTACAGAGTTCTCAACGCTGGTCGGGTTTTTCAACGCCCGCAACGGCTCATTCGACTCATTTCTGTACACCGACCCTGACGACAACACTGTTACAGCTCAAGTTTTGGGTATAGGTGATGGATCTAACAAGCTGTTTCAGTTGGTACGCACATTTGGTGGTTTTGTCGAGCCTGTTTATGACGCCAACAGTGCCCCGCTCATTTATTGGGATGGTGTACTCAAGACGTTGGGCACGCACTACACACTTGGGGCCACAGGCCAGGTAACTTTTGTGGCCGCGCCTGGCGCAGGCGTGGTTGTCACCTGGTCGGGCACCTACTACAGGCGCATGTGTTTTGCCCAAGACACGGCAGACTTCTCAAAGTTCCTGGCCAATCTGTGGGAGCTGAAAACGCTTGAGATGGTGACGGTGCTGCCATGAGATCAGCTTCATGGGAAACCAGCCCAGGCGCTTTGGCTGCGTTCTTGAATTCGACGACGCAGGCCTACATGGCCGATCTGTTCACCATCACGCTGTCGGGTGGCACAGTGCTGCGCTACACCTCTGCGCAAGTGGCAGTGACAGTGAACGCGCTCACTTACGCCGTTGGCCCGGTCATTACGCGTGGCAAAACCAAGCTGGCCGTTGGCGTGGCAGTCGATACGCTAGACCTGTCTATTTCGGCGGACGCCAGTGTCAATGTCAACGGCACGCCTCTGCTGCAGTTCATCGCGGCGGGCGGTTTTGATGGGGCCAAGCTGGTGCTGGAGCGCGCTTTTTCAAGCGGCCCTGGTGCGGCTTGGGTGGGTGCTTTGCCCTTGTTCCAAGGCAGCATCAGCGGCCCGCAGACATCGCGCTACACCGCCAGCATGACTGTCAACAGTGACAGCGAGTTGTTGAATGTGATGGTGCCACGCAATGTGTACCAGCCAGGGTGCAGCAACACGCTGTTTGACCCAACCTGTGGTCTAGCCAAGGCTGCTTATGCGTTGGCTGTCACCGCCACATCAGCAACAGACGCCACCCGCACCGTCTTTAGCAGTGCGCGTGGTGAGGCAGCGGGCTACTTTGCGTTGGGCTGGTTGGTGGGTGTAACGGGCGCCAATGCAGGCGTCGGGCGCACTGTCAAGGCGTTCGCGGTGGGCACCTTCCAGGCCATCCAGCCTTGGCCCGCACCGGTAGCCGCCGGCGACACGTTCACCGGTTACCCAGGCTGCGACAAGACACAAGCGACATGCACCGCAAAGTTTGCCAACGTGGCCCGGTTTCGTGGCCACCCCTACGTGCCCGCACCCGAAAGCATTACATGACAAGCGACCAACACCAGGCATTGCAACGCCAAGCGGTTGCAAAAGAAGCCGAGTCCTGGCTAGAAACCCCATACCACCACCATGCTCGCATCAAAGGCGTGGGCGTGGACTGTGCGCAGTTTCTGTGCGCGGTGTACGAAAACACCGGCCTTATCCCGCCCGTCGATCCCGGCACCTATGCCGTTGATTGGCACCTTCACCACTCTGAAGAAAAGTTCAGCGGCTGGATGGAAAAGTACGCCCACCTGCAAGCGCCTGGAACGCCGCTTGGGCTTGGTGATGTGGTGTTGTGGAAATATGGCCGCTGCTTCTCGCACGGCTCAATCTACGTTGGCGACGGCATTTTTGTGCACAGCTACCTGCGCCTGGGCGTGATCAAGTCCCGCGCCGCGGAAGAACCACTGTGTGGGCGTGAGCTGCAGCACTGGAGTTTTTGGTCATGAGCGGCGGCAGCACGATCAGCACCAGTGAAACGCGCATCGAGGCGCTGAACATCCAGAGTTCGGCCTATGGGGTCACTGTGCCGCTGGTGTATGGCTCCAATAGGCTCAGTGGCAACATGATCTGGTACGGTGATTTCAAGGCCACAGCCCACACCAGCACCACTTCCAGCGGGGGCAAAGGCGGTGGCGGCGGTGTGACTCAGCAAAGCACCACCTACACCTATTCGGCTTCGGTGATCATGGGCATCTGCGAGGGGACTATCAAGGCCATCCCTCGCATCTGGAAAGATAAGCAGCTTATTGCGGACGGCGCCACAACGGCCTTGTCGCAGTTGAGCATGTCGCTGGCCACTGGGGCGCTTGGGCAAGGCACCTGGCCTTACCTGACCAGCTTCACGCCAGCCGGTGGCGCGCCTGGCAGCCAAGCCTTGGGGTACAGTGGCCTAGCCTATGTATATGCCCGCGACTATGCGCTAGGCAGCGGCGCATCGGTGGTCAACCACTCTTTTGAGGTGTGCGGGCAGTTGTACGGCAGTGTCCCTGGCCGCCCAGACGCCAACACCGCGCTGGTGGCGGCTGATGTATTGACCAACGTGCGCTATGGTGCGTCGTTCCCGGTGGGCCAGCTTGTCACTGCCGATTGGTCAAACTACGTTCTGGCGGCAGGCCTGCTGACATCACCCGTGCTGGCTGAGCAGATCCAGGCCGGTGAGTTTCTGACAAAGATCTGTGCACTGACCAATACTGCGCCGGTGTGGTCAGGCGGCAAGCTCAAGATGGTTCCGTACGGCGACACAGCTATCAGTGGCAATGGCGCGACCTACACACCCAATGTCACGCCGCTGTTTGATCTGACAGATGACGACTTTTGCCCCGCCACCGATGGCGACCCGATCCGCGTCACGCGCAAGTCGCAGGCGGATGCCTATAACCACATCCGCATCGAATTCGTTAACCGGGCAAATTACTACAACGTTGAAATTGCCGAGGCCAAGGACAGTGCCAGCATTGACGCCTATGGCCTGCGCTCGGCTGACGTGCTCGCGGCGCACTGGATTTGTGATGTGGCCGTTGCCCGCACCATGGCGCAAATACTGTTGCAGCGCGCCATGTATGTGCGCAACACCTATGAATTTGAGTTGCCCTGGACGCGGGCCATGCTGGAGCCGATGGACCTGGTGACGCTGACGGACAGTGCGCTAGGCTTCGACAAGTTGGCGGTACGTGTCACCGAGGTGGGCGAGTCCGAGGCCGGTGACCTGTCTATCGTGGCCGAAGACTTTGCAGTGGGGGTGGCTCACGCGGCCACCTACTCCAGCCAAGGCGGCGCTGGCTTCCAACACAACTACAACGCTGCCCCGGGCCCGGTCTTGCCGCCCATGTTTTTTGAAGCACCGGTCGGGCGCACGACGACGGGGCTTGAGGTTTACGCGGCGGTGTGTGGCATTGATCCCAATTGGGGCGGCTGCAGGGTGTGGACGTCACTTGACGGTGTTCAGTACAAAGACAGCGGCATGATCTACGGTGGTGCTCGCTACGGTAAGTTGACTGGCCCTATTGCTGCAGGTGCTGTGCCTGTTTTGCTAAATGGCGGGCAAATGCTCAGTGGCAGTGAGACCGACAGCGTGAACCTGGCTACCTTGTGCTACATCGGTGGCGACAACCCTGAATACTTGGCACACGGCACTGCAACGCTGACCGGGGTGCTGGCCTATACGCTCACCGGCCTGACCCGATCGGCTTTTGGCACCAGCGGGGCCACGCACAGTTCAGGCGATGCTTTTGCCCGTGTGGATGATGCACTGGCGAAGTCGGGATCGCTGGATCTGAGCATGATCGGGCAGACGATCTATTTCAAGTTCACCAGCTTCAACATATATAAGGTTGCCGAAGAAGACCTGTCCACAGTAGTCGCTTATCCCTATGTGATCGCTGGCAGTATGGCTGGCTTGCCCCCACCGCCGTTTGATGAGTTTTTGGTGTTGAGTCAACCAGATGGCACGCGGCAATACAACTTCTCGTATGCCACGGCGGCGCCACCAGACTGGCTTGGTGCCGAAATCAGGTATGTTGGCGGTACGGTCGCAAATCCTGACTGGTCAAGCATGACGCCGTTGCAGGACACAGCCACCTACTACACCGCGAGCCCAGTGGAGCTAAATGCACCGTTAGCTGGGGACTACACGTTTGCGTGCAAATCACTGGACCGCTTGGGCAACGAATCGACGTACAAGGTGGTCAACATCACCCTGCCATCGCGCCGCCTGGGTAATGTTTTTGATGAGTTCTTTGAACATACTGATGGATGGCTGGGCGTCAAGTCAGGCTGCCATATTGAGAAAACGGCGTTGGTGGCCAACGACAGCACCACCTGGTCTACGCTGCCCAGCACGTGGGACGCGTGGACCCGCTGGATCATGGCGCCCGCCAGCCCCATCGTTTACACGGCGCCGGTGCGTGACTTCGGTACGGTGATCGCGGGGCAAGTGGACGGCGTCATCGATGCAGATGGCTCGGTGACTCAAGAGCTGGCCACCAGTGCAGACGGCACCACCTGGAGTGCGTGGGGTAGTGCATCAGCAGCATTCAGCAGCCGGTACCTCAAAGTCCGGCTGACGGTTGCTGCTACCACTGCCGCGCCGGTGCCCGCTGTGCGCCAGTGGTCGTACCAAATCATCGCGCCGATGAAAAACGAGTACCTCAACGACATTGTTCTAAGCAGCTTGACCGGCGCCTACCGAATCGGTGTGGGCGACATCCGCGTCCCGCTTGCTGGCAGCTACACGGTGCTCAAGCGCACCACAGTGGTGATTCAAGACGGCAGCGTGGGCACATGGACCTATGCCCGCATAGACCAATCTTTGTCACCTGCACCCCGCTGGCAGTTCCGGCTCAACGGCGTGCTGGCCGACCCCGCTTTTGTTGATTTTTTTATTGAAGGGTATTGATCATGACCTGGCCATCAAGCAATGTAAACACCACCAACGCCGACGCAGGCACCGACAGCCCGGCGCTATTTAGGGCTGATGTTTTAGACCTTTTGACGAAGTTCAATTTGCTGCGCGCCCACGTATCAACGCTTGGTCAAACATTTCTTGCGCGGGCCACAGCCGCTTTGATGCGGGCGGATATTGGCGCGGCTGTGTCTGGGTCGAATGGCGACATCACCAGCCTGTCAGCAGTAACCACTATTGGTGGCAATCCTGCGTTTACCGGGCTGCCCACGACTACTACCCCGTCAGCCACAGACAACTCGTCTCGAATTGCAAGCACACAAATGGTTCAGTCAGTTGGGCTGCACAGTGCGGGGTACACGGCGTTTACCGCGTCAGCAACTTTAACCACTGCTGACTTTGGCCGCGCTTGTTATTACGCAAGTGCTTCCGCAGGAACTTTAACGCTGCCGAACAATCCGCCCGCTGGCATCGTTATTACTGTTGTGAATTTATCTACCGTCGTTTGTACGTTAGCCCGCAGTGGCGGGGCCACAATTTGCGGGCCTTTTACAAGCTATGCGACAACTATCGACTTGTGGCAGGGGGACTCCCTGGAACTTTGTTTTGACGGGACAAACTGGCAGACCATTGCCAGCTCGGGTTTTATACAAGGGTGGAATCCCCCCGTGTTTTATGCTGCACCAGACAGGAAGGTGGACGGCACCGTCTATACAAACTCCGCTCGCCGTGAAAGGTTTGTGAAAGTTGTTGTCACCCTGGCTGCTGGACAGGCCGCAAGCATGACGGTTGATGGTGGAGTGATTGATCGTGTCGGAAACAACAGTCCTAGTGCGACCCCTCTCTGCCTCAGCTACCCGGTACCCGCTGGTCGGACCTATTCGATCACAGCGGGCGGCACTCCTGGTGTGATATGGACGGAGAAATCTTAATGAAATATTACTTAGACCCAGCCACGCAGACTCGCTACGCATTTGAAGGTGATGGATCACAAGATGACTTCATCGATAAAAAACTTGTTCCTATAACCGAAGCGCAGGCCGATGCCATGTACGCAGCAGAGGTGGCTGCTGAGCCAGTGGTCAAACCGTTTGAATTTTTTTTAAGCATGTGTAGCGAATCTGAGCAGATCGGATTGGTGACGGCCGCGATGTCAGTGCCAGTGGTCAAACTTTGGTACGACCGCATGCTAGCCAGTGGCTGCGTCACGATCACGGATAGGCGCGCTGTAGCTGGCCTGGATGCGCTGGTGTCTGCCGGGCTGCTGACGGCAGAGCGCAAGCAGACGATTTTTACGGCAATGAGCTAAGACTAGCTTGCACGTCACCCAAGCTGCTTTGGGGTGGTTTTACATCTAACAATTTTGGAAACGATATGCCCGAACCTACATCCACCTGCGCCGCTGGCGTAACCTACGCAGCCGCCGGGGTCTGCGTGCCCATGCTGTCAGCATTTGGCGTGCCCCTTGGCCTGCGGGCAGACGTGCTGATCGCTGGCTTTTGTGGCAGCCTGGTGGCCATCATCCTGCTCAACACTGTGCCCGCCTCGGGCGACACCTGGCAGCACCTGATTCGCACCACGGCCAAACGCATTTTTGTGGCGCTGGCCAGCAGCATCACCGCTGGTTACCTAACCCCGCTGGCCCTGCTGATGTGGAGCCTGCCAGACAGCATGTTTTTGGGTGCGGCCTTTGGGGTGGGTGGCGGTGCGCAGCGCGTGCTGCTGCAGCTCATTGCCCGCTTTGGCACACCAGCCGCCAAGGCTGGGGAGGGCGCACCATGAGCACCGGTTTGCTGATCTTGCACTGGCTGGCCGGGCTGGTCATCCTGGCCGAGGCGCTTAATAAGGTGGAGCGCACCGCGCCCTGCGCTCCAGGCCTCACACCCCATGCCCGGCTGGTAGCCAGTCTCAAAGCGCTGGCCTGGGCGTTGCTGGCCATCGGTGGTGCGTTGGCGGTGTTTGCGCCACTGTTTTTCGCCCTGCAAGCCACCAGCGCCAAGCCGCCCAGCCTGTCAGAGACCGCCATAGCGGCGGGCTTTGCGGTGCTGATCGTCCGAACCCGCGTCAAAGAAGGTTGATCATGATCAGAGACACCAGCCAATGGCTCAATAGCCTGCTGCACTGTCAAGTGCGCATCTCCGTGGCCAGCGCTTGGGCACCCGTATTTGCCCGCCAAGTGGGTGAGCACACGTTCAGCCAGGGAGACGCTGAGATTGACGACTTCTTGGGCCAAATCCTGCATGAAAGCAACGGCCTGACCGAGTTCACTGAAAACCTGAACTACAGCGCCGCCCGGCTGTGCCAAGTGTGGCCCAAGCGCTTCCCCACGCTGGCCGATGCCCGGCCTTATGCCAACAACCCAGAGGCGCTGGCCAACCGGGTGTACGGCGGGCGCATGGGCAACACCCAGCCGGGCGATGGGTGGCGCTACCGTGGACGCACGCCGATACAGATTACCGGCAAGGTCAACTACCGTTTGATGAGTGATCTGATGGGCATCGACCTGGTGCGCCAGCCTGAGCTGCTGGAGCAACCAGACTACGCCCTCAAAGCCGCCATTTTGTGGTGGGAGGCAACAATTCCAGACAGCCTCATTGGCGACCCTGAAAAGATCACCGAGCGCGTCAACGGCGGCCTGATCGGCCTGACCGACCGCGAGCACCGCGCCGACCTGGCGCAGGCGGCACTGGCATGAGCACTGGAGTCATCATGCACAACCCGGACGGCACCTACATCCTGTTTCGCTGCCCGGCCTGCCAGCAAGCGCACAAAGTACAAATTGAGGGGCAGGGCGCTTGGGGCTGGAATGGCGACGTCACCAAGCCCACCTTCACGCCTTCGGTGCTGGTCAGCTACGACGGCGCAGACGCTGGCCAAGATGGTGCCCCACCCAAAACCTGCCACAGCTTTGTCACCGATGGCCGCATCCAGTTCCTGGGCGACTGCACCCACGCGCTGGCTGGCCAGACGGTAGACCTACCACCTTGGGGCGCATCATGAACCTGGCCACCCTTAACCCCCGCGTGTGGCTGGAGCTTGCCGCCGTTGCTATCTTGGCTACTGCGGGTTGGTATGGCTACAACTGGATCTACGACCGTGGCGCCGCCAGCGTGCAAGCCCGCTGGGATGCTGAGACAAAAGACGAGGCGATACAAAGCGCCAAAGTGGCCGTCGCCGCGCTGACCACCACCCAGACTTTGATCACCGATTTTGCAAGCCAAAGGAGCACCACCAATGCGCAAATTTCTAGCCTTAACAACACTGTGGCTGCTGCTGTTGCAGGGCTGCGCAACCGCCCCGCGCGTGATAGTGCAGGCGGTGTGCCCAGCAATCCCGCCACTGGATCAGCCCTCGGCGCAACAGGAGCCGACCTTCTCAGGCAGGATTCAGAGTTTCTTGTTGGGGAGGGTGCCAGAGCCGACAAATTACGACTACAGCTTATCGAGTGCCAAGGCAAATACAACACCGTCTATGACGCCTTGAACCCTAAACATTAGGGTAAACCCCTAGAAAATATTTTCAAAAAAATCAAAAAAGGCTTGCATATACTCACAATGAGTATATCATTTGACCCATGGACAGGCAATAAAGCAAGTCCACCGACACCAACCGGCAGTTGGCTCCTTAAGAGGAATCCAAAATGTTTATTAGCAACGTCCACGGTCAAGAAGTCATCAACAGCAAGGCCGCCTCCATCGCTTGCACAGCTGGCCTGTGCGGCTCTGGCTGGGGTGCAAAACCCGGTTTGACTGGCAACACCTTCGGCATCAAAGAACAACTCAAAGCAGCTGGTGCCCGCTGGGACGGCCTGAACAAAGCTTGGGCATTTGCTGACTGGGCAGCGCTTGAAGCTGCCCTCGATGCCATCATTGCAGCCTAAACCAACCCGCCCGCCACGGCGGGCATTTGGAGCAAATCATGCGCAAACCCCAAGTACAAAAAGCCTTTGAGTCATTTTGTGGTGGCTACCTGATCCCCAACAAAACGCCCGCTATCTACGGCGGCGCCAAGTGCCCGCAAGTGCACTTCGAGATTGCAGGCATACAGCTCACCTACCTGGCGCTGAAAAACCAAGTCGTCAAACCCCAGACCCTTGCCCCGCTGGTGTTTGACGATGCCCGGGCGGTGCTGGATTACGCCAAAAAAATGGAAGCCATGAAGATGAACGACCCACTTTACCGAGGCACCCGCCATGACTAACAAAAATTTCGGCTGGCACAAAGCCTGGCGCCGCGACGAGCAAGGCCACCTAGTGCACACATCAGGCCTGCGCTTCTTGGTGACGCACGGCGCAGGTTTCGTAGACTTGGAAACCGACGACGCCAGCATGGCCATCTTCCAAGCGCGAGAAACCTCGCGGGGCGTTCCGGTGCACCAACTTGTCGAGCGCGTGCAGCGCCTGACCAAAGAGGCTCAGATGTTTATCGCAAAAAATAAATCATCATGACAAAATACAAAAATGTGTCTTGGACGCCAGAAATTCTGGCTCAACTCGGCAAGGTTCCTGATAAAAAAATTGGCGAAATGCTAGGGGTAGACGAAACCTATGTCTACCGCTACCGGAAAAAAAACGGGATCAAGACTGCCGTTTATAAAATTGGTGGCACGCCAGAAATTAAAGAGCAAATCTGCGCTCAACTTGGAAAAGTGTCTGATGCCGATTTAGCCAGGTCGTTGGGTGTGTCTGTGCGATCTGTCCGCACGTTGCGGCAAAAGCAAAAGATTCCCGCTCATAAAAAGTATCTGGCATCGGTTTTGGCAGACCCTCAAGCTTTAATAGTGCCTGTTGCATCGCCAGCAGAAATTAAGCAGGCTAGGCTGGATGCAAATCTTACGTTGCGGGAAGCTGCTACGTTGGCAGGATCTCCGAACGGCGCGCGGGCTTGGCTGCACTATGAGTCATCTACTAGGCAGATGGGTGTTGAGCGCTGGTCTTTGTTTCTGCTGGCAACAAACCAGCATCCACACTATCAACTGTACAAAAAATAAATGTATCAGGAGCGCAACCCATGACCCCCGCCGATCTGCACGCCTGGCAGGCCCAAATGGGCCTGACCGCCCCCAAAGCCGCCGCCGCGCTGGGCGTGAGTTACTCTGGCACCTACCGTGATTGGCTGGCGGGCGTCAGCCGCAACACCGGCAAGCCGGTGCAAATCAGCCAGATCACCGCGCTGGCTTGTGCGGCGCTGGCCGCTGGTTTGGGGCCATGGTCATCGGCGCCCACAAACAGCAACCAAGCGCCGGGCGGGCGATGACAGGTACATATTTGGGGTGCTTGCACCGGCCATGGGTTGTGTAGCTGATCTGATCACCCACTTGGATAGGTAACCACCCGCCCCAAGCCTGGCAGTCCTGACAGTGGCGGTTGTCTATATCTTTCAGATAGTCGCTGGTGTGGGTCATGATGTTGGCTGCTCCAGACTTTCGGCCAAGATCAATTGTCCATCCCGCCCGATGCGCAGCAGCCTGGCTGTGCCGCCCTTGGCCAGCAGCATCATGTCCATCGGGCCTTTGTCCTCGGTCGGGCGCACACCGCGCTGGTAAATGACGATGCGCTCAAACGTGTCGGCCACCAGTTGGCGGGTCTGCAGGCGTGCGTCGTAGTCCTGGGCTTCTACACCGGCGGCCAGGCGCTTCCACGCTGCATCGGTGCCCTGGATATCCGTACGGGCTGTGGCGGCCAGATCGCGCTCAGCCTCCTGGACGAGTGCCTGCAGCCGCTGCTGTTCGGCCTCCAGCTCGCGGGCACGCTTGGCAAACGTGAGCGGCACGCCATCCTCGGCGCTGGCCAGCATGGCGTCAGTGAGCTTTTCCAACTTGTTGTCCACGTCCACCAGATCCTGCCTAGCTTTTGTTAACTTGGCCAATGGGCCTGCAGACCGGTCGGCACCGTAGAGCGCCTGCAGGTTGACGATGTCTGAGCAGTATTCCATCAGCGCCCGCTCAAACGGGTAGACCGACACCGACCCGCCGACCGAGCAGCCGCCGTGTGAGTAACTGGTGCAGTGCAGACGTCTGTGACCGTTTTGGATTCGTCCCAGTTCGTCCCGGTTGCGCGTGCCGATGTTTTGCCCGACCAGGGCGCGTCCGCAATAGCCGCACACGGTGATGCCGATGCCGGTGAGTATGTGGGGCACCGGCCCCTTTGCCTTGCGCCTGCCACGCCCGCTGTTGGCCAGCTGCAGGCCGTCCCATTCAGCCTTGGTGAGCAGGGCCGGGTAATAGCCTGGCAGTTGGTAGCTCTCAGATCCCAGCGTAAGTTCTTTGTCCCCAATGAGCGCCCGTTGCTTGATCAGGCGGTAGATCTGCAGCGCCTGGGGGCCGCGCCCGGTCAGCGATAGGTTTTGCTCGGTCAGGCGCTCGATGATCTTTGTGGCGCCATAGCCCATCAGGTACAGGCGCAGGCCCTCACGTGCTGCGGCTACCCGCTCTGGTATTTCCTCCCACTTGCCGTCGACCAGCCGCAGCCATACCGGGTCTTTGCCGTTGCGGATCAGGCCTCTGTAAGTGCCAGCCAGCCATCCCTCGCACTGGCGCCTGATGCTGGCCAGCACCCGTTTGCTTTTGGTGTCGCTCTCTTCGTGGGCGCGGATCATGACCAAAAGCGAGTAGACCAAGTCCATCGGATTGGCCTTTAGCCTTTCGCGTGAATACTCTTTGCCATCGCTTGCAGTCACGACGGTGATGCCTGCATTTACAATATGGGCCAGTTGGGCTTGCGCCTGAATCGGTTCTGCCCTTGATAAACGGTCAAGGCCCTCGACAACGAGCACCGATCCTTGTGGTATCCGACCTTCTTCGACCGCTGCCAAAAAGACGCCTAGTGCACCCGATTTCACGTGCCTCTGGTGATACGCTGATAAGCCCTCATCTCTCATTGAAAGTGATTCGTCGAGAATAAGGGCATGCTCGGCAGCCCATTTGGCAGCGTAAGCTGCCTGGCGGTCGCTGCTATGGCCTGAAGCCTGGCGAGGATCGCTGAACCTCATATAGCTGTACACAAGACCTGTCAAACTACACCTCATGACTGAAACAATAGAAAAACGACCGCGTATAGGTATGGTATCGCTAGGATGCGCTAAAGATAGTTAATATAAACCATCATTGCAGACGTAAAAAAGCCCGCTTCAAGCGGGCTTTTCATTTGGTGGTGTGCCTGGCTATTTCAGCGCGCTCTCGGTCCACCAGCTTTCTTGTGCGCGGCCATCTGCCGCCTTGTAGCGGAGCAAGTAGCTGTTTTCGCTGTGAACATACTCGGCTCGGCCAATGATGATGCCTTGCTCACCGCTTGCCGCAATGGTCACTGGTTCATTCAGTTTGAACTTAAATTTCTCTGGCATGGGTTCTCCTAGATGTATTGGCCACCATAGACAGGCGGTGACCGTGCCTGATTTACTTGGTCGCAATCAGCTCGCTGTTGACGCGCAGATAGCCTTGACCTTTGAGGAAGTTGCGGTAGCAGTTAAGCGCCACGGCCTCGGCTTCTTTGGCCACCTGGATTCCTTCGGCAATGATCTGGCCATCGTCCGCAAGAATGGCCAGCCTGGCCGGTTTGCCATTCACGGTGACGCTCAGCCCCTCGTGTGAGACGGCGCTGATGACGACATTGCTGATGGTGCCTTCGGGTTGTGTGCCTATCATGATCAACCCCTGAGCTTGTGCTGAGTGATCGACGTAATGCCGTTGCGGTCACCTGGCTGCACTGTGGTGGATTCTTGGCCATCGGCTGCCGGTGGAGGCTGCTGCAGAAACTGGCTGCTGTCTTGGCAAGTGATCTTGAGGTAGTCGTTTTCGACCCGGGCAGTATCCACCAGCACGCTGGCCACGGTTGCCACTGTCTTGGCGCGGTCCAGATCCATGGGGTTGGTGCGGTCGCGCAGATCCGCGAGTGTGGCCAGCAAAGCGTTGCGCACCTGGTCGATGTGAGGTGTGTTTTCTGTGGTCATGGTGCAAGGCTCTCCTTTTGGATACGGTTGACTTGACGGGTGATGGCGCCTTTGAGCTGGATCAGGCGGGCAAAAGCTGGGTTTGAACTATTGGGGTGGTTGCGCCTGGCTAACTCGCGCCGGGTGATGCACTCCAGTCGATCAATGGTGATTTGCTCAAGCACCAGGGTGCTTTGACCGGGTTTGAATACGACAACATGCCCTCGCGGAACAGGGCCGTTTGCCTTCTCCCAAACCAGGCGGCTCACAGGGGTCCAGCGCATGTGATTGCCGCCCTTGGCTTCGCTGGTTTTCTGCTCCAGGTGTTTGGAGCCTTTGCAGTGCGTAACAATGCGGTAGGCACCCACCGGCAGCGTGGTGTGCGGTGAGTTGCCCGGCTTGAATCTGGTTTCGACGCTGCGGCCCCCGGCTTGGAAGCCTTTGAGCCCGTCATTCCAAGGCTTCTGGCCAGGAACAAACTGGTTGGCCTGCCCCAGCTTGCCACCCTTGAGGATGCGACCTGATTTGCTGGTAGCAAGAAAGTCGGCGCCTTTGGTCAACCCCATTCTGTTGGCCTTGCTGTACACCAGGTGCACTGGCAGCCCCAGTTGTGCGGCTATCTCTGACGTTATTTTGCTGGCGTACTGCGCCCGAATCACGGCCAGTTCGTCGGCGGTCCAAGTGTGCCTGGCCGCTTTGACGTTGCGGGATTTGGTCACAGTGCCACTCCCCCGGTGTCGCCGCCATACGACCGCAACGCCATCGGCTGGCGGGCTTGCTGCTCGCGCAGCACGCGCTCCAGCTCGATGGCGGCGGACCTCAGGGCCTGCTCGGCCTGTTCGGCCCAGGTGGCTTTGCGCCTGGTGGTCAGGCGTGCGTCTGCGATTTGGCGCAGTTGTGTCGGGCTCATGATGATTGACCCCCTGGACCGGTCTCGCTCGAGTGGGATTGCAGGTGGTCGCCTGCTGGCTGTTCCTGCAGCTTGGCCAGCAGGTCGGGCGAGCCTTTGAGCACCACAGCGGTGACGGGATTGCCGCCCAGCAGCACGCGCACGCGGCCCGCCAGTCCGTCAAATTCTGATGAGGCAATGATCAGCATTTGGTCAGGCTTGCCATCAATCGTGCGCAGCTCTTGCAGGCCGTTCCACTCAGATGACACCACCATCATCGGCAGTTCTTTACCAGTGGCCAGGGCCTTGACCTTGTAGCATTTGACTTCAGTCAGCTCGACCAGGTTGTTTTTATTGGTCATGATTCAATGCCCTGCAAAGTTTTTAGTGACCTGATCATTCGAATCACGTCACCCGACATGACGGCTTGGTCTGCCTCGCGCAGGTCTTGCTCAATGAAGGCTGCGCCTATCATTCCGGCGGGGCCGATTTCTTTATAGTGGCCCAGCACTTCACGCACTCGGGCCATCTCTTTGGGTAGGGCATCTGCCAGGGTTTCGGTGGTCATGCTTGCCCCCGTGTGGTCATCAGCTCATGAAACCGCGCCAGAAACATCTGGCGGGCAATATAGGGCTGCATGGGCACGATGTTTTGGGCAAGGGCTGGGATGCCGTCGATGCAGTCCCACGGTGTGTCATCGTGCGGGGGCATCAGGTCGCGCTGCTCAGTGGCCAACATCACAAGATCCGCAACTTTGACGCATGGCGGCAGCTTTGCAGGCAGACCAAAATGCCCGAGCACCGCAGCTTCTACGCGGGCCTCGATGGCTTGGTAATCGGGCAGCAGGGCCTTGAGCGGCGCGGCCACGTCGCCGATGTAGGCTTCTGGTGCATCGTGCAGCAAGCCCGCCAACGCGTGCTCTGGCGGCACCAATTGGCTGACCAGCACGCAATGCTGCGCCACGCTGTAAAAGCTGCTGGTGTGGCCGGTGAACCTGCAGATATGCGCCAGTGCGTGGGCAATGGTGTCGATGTCGATGTGGCTGCGCTCGGGGGTCATGAAGTCGAAATAGGTGCCTGCGCGGGTGAGAATGTCTGAGCTCATGCTGCTTGCCTTTCAAAATGCCGCGCACGGCAGGTGCGGGCGGGGTGGGGTTGGGTGGTCTGCAGTTCGTGCAGATCCATGAACGTCTGCAGGGCGTCGAGCTCCTGGAACTGAGGGACGACGCACGCCCAGCGCCCGCCACCGGCGTGCAGGGCGCTGGCATGGATAACCTGCAGGGCTTGGTCTGCTGCCCGAATGTGCCCCTGCAGGCCTCGCACGCTGTTCTGGCGGTTGCTGGCCAGCGCCACAGCGGTGGCAGCACACTGCCATTGCTGCTCTGTGGCCACGCCCTCGCGCAGCGCCTTGATGGCCTGGCCAAGTGGGTTTGTTTGGGGAACGGTGATGGTCAGCATCCGACACCTCGGCTGGGCACGTCCCGGTTTCCGTTGTTGCGGACGAACGGATCAGCAGATTGGGTGGGCCATTTGGCGATGCTGCTGCTGAAGAAACGGCGGGGTGGCACCAGCTGCGGTGCCACATGGTTCTTTGCCGCTTCAAAGTCAGCCATTGCCCGGCGGCCTGTCATGGTGATGCCCAGCTGCAGCACGCCGCGCTGGTCTGGACCGGTGCGCTCGCGGGTGATCAGCCGGTGGTAAGCCAGCCGCTCCAGGTCGCGGTCAAGCATCTGGCGGCTGAGGCCGGTGGCAGTGAGTAGTGCCTCGCGGGTCTTTTCGGTCAGCTTGTCCAGGGCGGCCATGACCTGCGCCTGGCGTGGGGTTGGGGGTTTTGTGCTCATGCCGTCACCACCGTCAACTCAGAATGATCAAGGCTGGCTAGTCCACCCTTGCGTCCACGAAAGCTCACCATCCACGCCCCGGCACCCAGCTTTTGCTGAATGACGCCTTCCTTCCCGGCCCATTTGTGGTGGTGCACCGGCAGCTTGTCCAGGTCACTGGTCACCACTACACGCGCATCCACAGCCAGAGCCACACCCGCCACGACCGGAGCGCTAGCGACGGGCGGGGTGGACGTGGCTACTGGCTGGCTACTGTCAGCTTTGTTGCCCTGCGCTTCAGCGCCTGGAGTGGACCCCTGGGCTTCCTGCAGCGCAGCGGCAATCAGGGCCTGCGCTTGCGCAGCTGTGGTTTTTGGTTTTTTCGCCTTACCCACACCCTGCGCTTGCGCAGCGGGGGTAAGGGGTAGAGGCACTTGCAGCAGCTCTTCAAGGGTTCCACCTTTTTCAAGGTGGATTTGCACCCACTTGGGTTTTTGGCCACGGCCTGTCCACGTGCTGTGGGTCATGGGGCAGCGGTACATCACGTCTTTGGTGGTGGCCGGTGCTGCCTGGCGGCGCATCTTGGCCTTGACCTCGGCTTTGATGGCATCGGCATCCACACCATAGTCAGCCGCCACCAGCATCAGGCCCACGTTTTGCGGCCGGTCTGGGTAGTGCTCGGCCATGTAAGACAGGTACTCGACGTCCGCTTGCATGATCAGCAGCTGCAGCACGTCTTGTGGCCGCTCGGCGTCTGTGATGTAGTCAATCAGCGCGGCCTTGGGCGCCACCTTGCCCAGGTCAAGGATCTGGCACAGGCGTTTGGCGCGGTCGGTGTTGGCTACGTTGGCAAAGTGCATGGCCAAGTGGCGCAGCACCTTGTCGGTCAGCCCAAGATCTTCACCGTCATTTTTGATGGCAGCCCATGTGCGCTCCAGCAGCAGGGTACGCCAGCCTTGCTCGTACTCGGTTTTGGTTTTGGCTTTCTCAAGCTCGGCGTCGGCCTTTTTGCTGCGCTCAAGGTTGCCAGCCACGCGCTCGGCGGCGTCGGCGTGCTGGGTGGCTTTGAGCAGATCGGCCACCTGGGTGTTGGGCAGCACGGCAATCAGCTCGCCTGCCTTGTGCGGGTTGGCGATCAAGGTGGGCTTGATGCCCTCGGCCTCTAGCTGCTTGTCAAGCAGCTTGCGCAGGGGCGTGTCGGTGGGGCTGTCTTGGACTTCGTCCAAGCGCAAATAACCATCCACACCCCCCCAGCTGTTGGGCATCAGTGCCTTGGCCTCGCGGCCCTCGATGATGGTCTGGCCGTTGGCCTGGGCATTGGCCAGCATCAGGGCGCTGTGGGCCTCTTCTTTGCGGTGGTAGCAGGGCGGATCGGTGCACACGTCTGCACCTTGCACGTCAGAAAACAGGTCTGGGTTGTGGCCAGTGCGTTTGCTGCACGTCCTGCAGCTGCCCGCCTCGGCCACCAAGTTGGCATCGGTGATCTTGAATGGGGCACGGTCCAGGTGCAGCATGTACTGCTGCTGGATCAAGGCCTGGGCGGCACGGTAGCCCAGATTGACATCGCCAGAGTAATCCTTGGCGCTCAAGCTATCCAGCGCCTTGATCTGCAGGGTGGTGTCTGGAATGCGGGCCAGCAGCAAGGCGCGGCTGGCATCAATGGCGCCGGTGCGCAGGGCGGTGCGAGCCTCGGTGCACAAATCCAGCAATTTGAGGCGTGCGTAGACGTAGGCGCGGCTGCGTTTGATCTTGGCGCCCACTTGGTCAGCAGTGAGGCCAGCGTGCTGCATCAGCTGCTCAAGCCCCTCGGCCTCTTCCAGCTCGGTCAAATCGTCACGCTGCAGGTTTTCAGTGAGCTGAATCTCGCGCACCTGGTCATCGGTCAGGATGCGCACCAGCACCGGCACGCTCTCTAGCCCAGCCAGTTTTGCAGCGCGGAACCGCCGCTCGCCAGCGACAACTTCAAGGTGCACGTGGCGGTCTGTGTCGGCCATCCGGCTACCGGGCAAGGCACGCACGAGAATGGGCTGCAGCATGCCTTTTTCGGCGATGTCGTCGGCCAGGGCTTTGAGCTTGACCGGGTCAAAAGTCTTGCGTGGGTTGGTCAGGCTGGCGACGATGGCCCGCAGCTCTGCAATCACAAAAGCGTCTTGGGTCACCAGCTCCCACACGGCGGGCGTGACGGGGTCGGTTAAGGCAATGGCACTGGCGGGGGAGGATGGCGCGGTCATGGTTGGCCTTTCTTTCGGTAAATCTTGGTCATATCGCCTGCAACCACATGCCCGCGCTTAAGCATCAGCTTGGCAATGCGGGTGCGGTCGTGGTGGCTGTGGGTGGCTTGGCGTAGCAGGCCGAAGTAGCTGTTGGCGGCTGGGTGCAGGTCGGCAGCGGGCATGTCTTGCAGGCGGTCCAGCGCCACATGTATGGTCTTGCGCCGGGTGATGCGCCGCCAGGGTTTGACCAGGTGGCCCACAAAGTCAATTCCGCGCGCTACTGGCTGCAGGATGGTCTTGCGTGGGTTGAGCTGTAGGTCAAGGGTGGTCAGCTTGGCCTCAATCTGGCTGCGTGCTTGGTTGAGCCATTGGGGGCTGTGGTGCAGCAGCACAAAGTCATCCACATAGCGCACGTAAGTCGGCGCACCGATGCGGTGTTTGACAAACTGGTCCAGATCGTCCAGCAGCACATTGGCAAAAAACTGGCTGCTGAGGTTACCAATGGGCAGGCCGTAGCCCTGGGGTGCGTTGGCCAGCCGCTTGTGGGGTGGCACCAGTGCCAGCTCGGCAGGGGTGCCGCGCACCTCTACGTCCTGGCGCGGGTCGTGCATCAGGATGACTTGGGCCAGCGACATCCACCACGGCTCTGTCACCCGGCGCTGCAGTTGCTCCAGCAGCACGGCCTTGTTGATCGACACAAAGAAGTTGGCCAGGTCACACTTGAGGTAGTGCGCTGTCTGGCTCCAGTTGTGGGTGTAGCTGCGCACCTGGTGCTCCAGCCGCTTGGCAGCGTAGAGGGTGCCGCGCCCGGGGATGCATGCACAGCTGTCGGCCACAAAACTGGCGTGAAAACGCGGCGCAATGTGGTTGTACAGCAGGTGGTGCACGATGCGGTCGCGGAAGCGTGCCGCCCACACCTCGCGTGGCTTGGGGTGGGTGATCACAAAGCAGACAGACCGCCCGGGCTGGTAGGTGCCGGATGACAGCTCGTCATACAGCTGGTAGAGGTTGTGCTCGGCCTGGGCCTCAAAAGCCAGGGCACTGGTGCTGTTGCGCTTGGTGCGACGGCAATCAAGGTAGGCCTGCACCAGGTGGTAGAACAGGTGTGGATCTGCGGACGGCAACAGCACCACCTTCGTAGCTCTTGTGGTTGTTGTTCTGGTTGCCGTTGTTGAAGTTGCAATTCCAGGCGTAAGAGGCACCATCGCGCTATTGAGGCTGCCCACCCGAAGGCCTGAGCCGATCAGGTGGGTGGCTGCACCAGACCGGGCCTGCACTTGTGCAGCGGTGTCTGTGATGTGCATGTCGGTGGCCTTGTGGGCCAGCGGCGCGACCAGATTCACTGTGCGCACGGGTGTGAGGGCCTTGACCGTCATACAGCAGGCGCCCTGTTCGTTTTCTTGAGCCAGCCACCGGCTTGCTTCCCGATGCTGCCCAGCAGCTCGATGGACTCAGCCCAGAGCTTGGGCGAGATGTATCGGGCATCGTGACTGACGCGCAGCAGGACAGTGATGGCGCGCTCGGTAGCGAGCAGCTTGTGAATGTACTTAGCGCGGGTTTCGTGCTGGGTAGCATTGGCAAGGGCCATCAGGTCCAGCATTTCAACGCAGTGCTGGGTGATCTTCTCGCCCAACGCCCGCTTGACTGTTCGCGGCATTTGAACCTGTGCTTTTATAGCCAGATCCAACAGCCGGATACCGGTGCGGTGAATTGGGATTTCGGTGTGCAAAGCCATGACTTGGTGCGGCTCAGTTAAAGGATTGAAGGACTAAATCTCAAAATCTACGGACGGCAACAGCACCACCTCCGTAGCTCTTGAGGCCGTAGTTCTGGTAGCCGTTGCCGAAGTCGCAATACCAGGCGGCAGAGGCGTCTTCCTCATGTGTCTCGCTAGACCAATGCCACTCGGGCTTGAGGTGTGGCTTGCAGTTGGCGTACAGCAAGGCCTGCTCTTGGCGGGTTGGGATCGAGCCGCCAATGCTGGCGGCCCAATCCATAGCGGCCTGCCAGGTGAGCTTGCCTTGCGGCCGCTGAGTCATCAGCACCAAGTGGTGGTCAACATGGCCTGATTCGTTGAGCACCGGCCCGGCATAGCGCTCACCTGGGAAAAGCTCAATTTCAGCTTCTGCATAGCGCCAGAGCACTGGCTTATTGGCATCCGCTTTGAACTGGGCAATCAGCTTGCTCAATTCGGTTTGTTTGGCCTCGATGGCTTCAAGGGTGATGGTGGTCATGGTGGCTCCTAAAAAAAAGGATTGAAGAATTAAGCGATGAGGGGAATCAAGCGGACGGCAACAGCACCACCTCCGAAGCCCTTGCGGGTGTCGCTCTGGTAGCCGTAGCCGAAGTTGCAATACCAGGCGCAAGAGGCGTCGTCTTCCTCGCTGGTCCAGTGCCAGCCGCTCGGCAGCGTGGCCTTGATGTTGGCAAACAACAGCGCAGCCACGGGCCGAGTGGGCAGCACTCCGCCTTGTTTCTTGGCCCAGGTAATGGCCTTGTTCCACGTGAGGCTGGTGCCGTTTCCTGGCAGGCGGATCACAGCGCTGTGCACACCGTCTTTGGTGGTGATGACGCCCGCAAAGATGCCGCCTTCAAGCGGTTCACCCAAGGCGGGTAGATTGGAAATAGACAGGGTTTTGGTTTGAGTGGACATGGTTGGCTTTCTGGGTGGTGGGTGAAGCGGTTAGAGGGTGGGGTTGGCGGCGTGGTCACCGTGGCATTGCCTGCGGTTGTTTTCGGCGGTGGTGCCGTAGTTGGCGATCTGAACGGCGGCGGCGTCGAGCCGCTTGGCCAGTCGATCGGCAGTGAGGCCCCACTGATGGCATGCGCGGATGTAGGCATCCATGCCTGCAGCCTGGGCGGGAGTTAGGGGCTTGCCGACTGCGGGCACAGCGTCGGTTTTGACGGACACAGTTTTGTCTGGCGTATCGGTGAAGGTGATGGTGACTGATGCCATGGCGATCTCTCAATCAGGTTGGAACGACGTGGATGTGGGCTGCATTGCTCGCGAAAAGGCGGATGTCTGACACTGCTGCCTGGATGGTGATTTGGGCGCCTTTTTTGAGGCGCCTGGCAGCGGCCTGGGCTTGGTCATGTGCACCCGCTGGGAAGCGTTGCTCGGCCACCAGGTGGGTGCGCTGGGCGTTGTTTAGCTGGATCACGCAATAAAGCACGGGCACCATGTGCCCCTCTAGGTCGGAGGAGCGGCTACGTGCCTCGGCTGCTTTGACCAGCGTGCCGGTGTACTCAAGCAAGGCAGTAGCCTGTGCAGACGTATGCACGGCGCCGTTCATGATGTGCCCCAGATTGGCTGCGTGAGCACATACAGGAAGCCCAGGCCAAAGAAAAAGCCCGCCAGACCCGCGATGGCTACGCGCTCGTTGCGGAACTCCCGCCAGATGTCGTCAGGCTCGGGTAGTTGCACGTTGCCCGCCTCGGGTGGGGTGGTGGTGGGGCTGGGGGTAGCCCCGGCGCGAGGTGTTTTGCGCCGGTCTGGCAAGGGATAGGGTTTCATCATGGTTGCTCCATGGCGAGTTGGGTGGTGTGGGCGGCGGTGGCGGCTATTTGGGCGTCGATAACGCTGTCTGCCGTGGCCTGGATGGCGTCAAGCTCGGTGGGGCCATCCAGCAGGTAAGTGCAGCTCAAGCCCAGGGCAATGAGCGCGGCCAGGGTCCAGTTGATGAGGCGGTGGCGGGTCATGTGGCACCGCCTTCGCCGCGTTCACTAAAAGCAGAGTGAAATAAACCCTTGGGACTGGGCTCGCCGAGGGCTTTGGCAAAGGCGGTGCGCAAGTCCGCCGTTGCTTGCGGCGTGAGCACCCTCAGGCGCAAACCGTCGGGAAACACCTGGCAGAGCATGCTCCCGCCATCTTCAAGGTGCTTTGCCGCAAGCTGCTCAATCAGTCGGCGCTGCTGTGGTGTGGTAATGACCGTGCTGGCGGCCTCGTGCACGGGCTTCATGCTGCATGAACCTTCAGATCCGGGATGGCATCCTTGTTGCACTTGCCCTTGAGCCGCAGGGAGTGCGCCCACAGCTCCATGGTGTGGCCGGTGCTTTTGCCATAGGGCACGGCCAGGACGGCATCCAGCAGCACATGGATCTCACACCAGCAGCGGCGGCTGTCCATATGAATTACCGCCATGGCCGCGTCGTGCAGACGGTCGTCCAGGCGGCGCAGGTCCGTCAGGTCAAACGGGAAGCGGTCGCCGTTGTACAGGCCCAGCAACAAGCGGGCGCAAGTGCCGCCGCCACCGGTGTCGAGCATGGTGCGGGCAGCGGTGTAGAGCTGCAGCGCGGCGTCTTGCTGCTGCTGCGAGTAGTGGCTAAGGGTGATTTCGCGCTGAGCCTGGATGGCGATTTGGCGCGGGGTGAGCGCTGGTGCGGGCGCTTCGGTGGCGGTGGGTGTTGACATCATGATTCCTCCCCCACAATGCAGGTTTCAACTACGCGGGGAATGTCATGAGCCAACAGGTTCAAGCCATCGGCATGGTCTGGTACAAGCGCGAGAATTTCGACAGGTTGATGGCCATGTTTGAGGACCGTCACAAACTGCATCGCACTTTCGACGAGTGGCTGCGGGATGCCGAGATAGGCAGAAAGGCTCAGGAGGCTAAAGGCGTCCGGGTTGTCTGTGTAGACATAGACCCGGCCACTTTCCCCGCTTGGTGCGCTGGGCGTGGCCTGCGTATCGACGCCAAGGCTCGCACTGAATACGCAAATCTGATCGCCTACAAGGTGCTGACCGGGGTTGAGCCGCCGAAAGGCGTCCAGTAGCGCTTGGTTGGCTTGCTCGGCGTGGCCGGGCTGTTGATCTGAGATTTGCGCTAACTCAAGAACTCGAAGGTTGAGTTGCGCCACCAGAACCGCGGGCTTAGCCGCAGCGATTGACTCACGGGTCGTTGCCATTTTTCACTCCAGAAAACCGCCTTAGGGTGGCGGCCTGGAGTGAAGTATCACTTTAGTGTTTTGTCATGTCAACACTAAAGTGATGTTTTGGCGGTATTTTTGTCGAATTAAATGATGCCGGTTCGTTGCAAGTAGCTGGCAATATCATTGCCGCCAGCTTTTGTGCAGTTCTTATTCCAAACAGACACGAATGCATTGCCATCTTTTTCATGTACCAGTATCTTGCCTGAGCTGGTAAGAACAGCATCCCCAGCGAGCATTGCACCGAAGCTGTTTTTTGCGCGATAGCTGTAGCAAGTGGTCCCGTCTGCCATCACGGTGGCGGCCTTGAGCTCGAAGGTCTCGGGGTCTTTAGAGGCGTTTTTAAGTGCAAGTGCACCGGCACCGCCTGCTCGTAGTTGCAAATCACGCTTGCTTGGTGGTGCTGGCGTTTTCGCCGCATCGGTCGCAGCTTGCTTTGTTGTGTCAGGCGCTTTTGCGGTGAGCGCGCCAATGAGTCCAATAGCGAGAATTCCCACTACCAGCCAAGTTACCTTTGATGTCTTTTTTGGCACTTTGGCACCGCAGTGCGGACAAGCCTCAGCTTTGTTGCTTATTTGTTGATTGCACTCCTTGCAATGAGTCAATGCCATACGGTTCCCTTTAAAAATTTAAAAATTTAAAAATTTAAAAATTTCCAACGACGACTGCCCGGCTGTTTTTATAGCTTTTAAAACAGAAAATTTGAGCGCTGAATAGATCAAGCTGCCTTGGCGCTTGCGAGGTATTTCGCGGGCGCGTTCTGTTTTTCAGGATCGCCTCTTGCTTTGATAAATAAATGGATATGCTGCTCTATGGCTGCCCGATCATCGGGAGTAAGTAGCTCATATTCACTCGGGCTGACTGTCGTGAATGGCCACTCATCTGGCGTGCGATGCTCCTGAATTCCAAGTGGAATAGGTGCCTTAATCTGATCTGCGAGTTGTAAATACTCAGGGGTTGTGCCAAGCGCTTTGGCGATGCCAACGATGCCCGCCCCGTATCCCCGTGTATCTGACTCGATGTTTGCTATCGCTGTTTGGCCCAGTCCACCAAACTTTCCCAGCTCCTTTTGAGTCAGGTTTTTCGCTTTCCGCAATCGTTTGAGGCGCTGGCA